GTTTGCGCGGGAACGCGGCAAGAACCTGTCGCGCGAGATCAGCGACCAATTGCAGGACTTGGGCGGCTCACGGTCATTGTCCTATACCGCGCTGGCGCGGAAGGTGCTGGTCAGCGGCATCGACTACGGTATGGGGGTGCTGAAAGGCCCGTTCGTCGAAACGGTGCAACGGCGCACATGGCTGGCGGATACCGGCGGGCGGCTGATGGCGGTGCCGACCACCGCATACCGGCCCCGTTTCGAGTTCGTCAAACTGTGGGATTATTACCCGGATATGTCGGCGAAATCGCTGGATCAGATGGAAGGGCAGTTTGAACGCCCGGTAATGACCAAGCATGAGTTGATCGGTCTGAAACGGCGTGAGGATTTTATCAGTGATGCCATCGACACCGTACTGAAAAGACTGCCGGACGGCAATTACCGCCGCCGTGAGTTTGAAGTGGATATGACGCAGCATGGCGATCAGAAGAACGTCAACGCGCAGGGGCGTTGCAAATACGACGTGGTGATATGGGACGGGGCGCTGTCCGGGCGGCTGTTGAAACAGGCCGGGATTGAAATACCGGATGACCGGCTGGAAGAAGATTTGCAGGCGCATATCTGGATGGTGGACGGCATCGTAATCAAGGCACAGACCAGTCCGTGGAGTGATCTACTCCCTGATGGCATGACGATGAAGATGTACCACCACTTCATTTTCGAGGATGACGAAACCAGCATTCTTGGCTCCGGTCTGCCGAATATCGTGCGTGACAGCCAGTTGGGGGTGTGTGCGGCGGTGCGTATGATACTGGACAATGCGTCGGTGCTGCGCAATCTGGAGGTCAATACCGAACTACTCCGACCGGATCAGGACATGACCGCGATAGAAACCGACAAAATCTGGTATCGCGAGGATGACGGGCCGACCGTCAACGTCCCGGCGGTGCGGTCGATTGACCTGCCGATGCATTTGCCGGAACTGCAAGCCGTGGTGGAATTGTTCAAGCAGTTTTCCGATCAGGAAACCTTTGTCAGTCCGGCCACCGGCGGGGATTTGCAGAACGGCCCGAGTGAGCCGCTGCGCACCGCTGCCGGAGCCAGCATGTTGCAAGGGCAGGCGGCGCTGCCGTTCAAGGATGTGGTTCGCAACTTTGACATTTTCACCGAATCGGTGATCGGGTCGATTATTACCTTCAATAAGGTGTTCTCTGACGATACGCGCATACGCGGCGACTTCCTGCCGAAAGCGCGCGGTGCGACCAGCCTGATCGCCAAAGAGGTGCAGGGCATTCAATTGGATAATCTGGCAACCACGCTGACCGACGAGGAAAAACGCTACATTAACTTCCGACGGCTGGCAATGGCGCGTATTCGCGTACGCGATCTGGATGACAGCGATATTGTCGTGTCCGAAGCCGAAGCACAGGCACTGGATGCGGCGGCTGCGAAAGAACAACAGGAAGCACAGCAACGTGAGGCGGAAATGATCCGCGCTGAAATCCGTGAAACACTGGCAAGCGCCCTGAAAGATGTGTCGCTGTCGGTGAAACACAATGCCGCTGCGGAAGCGCAGCAGGCGAAAACTGTTTTAGATGCCTTGGAGGTGGGAATCAATGCAACAGACAAAGGACTTGAAGGAGAGCCAACTACTGGACCGAATCCGCAACCTGCGGATGGAGTCGGCGATGACGGCGGTGCTGGCTTTATTGGACCTTCGGCTGGCGCGGTGCAAGGACCGGCTGGTGAAGGTGCCGCCGGAGAATTTCTTGGCGGAGCAGGCACGGGCACAAGTGTTAGAGGACTTGATTCGGGACTTCAATAACAGTAAACCGATAACCAAGCAATAAGGAGGCGATATGGCCGAAGATGATGTAGATATTAACCCCTATACCGATGACAGCGAGGTATTGACCGATGATGAAAAAGCATACAGCGATGCCTTCTCAGAAATGCAAAAACCACAAGTGGATGAACCTGATGCCACTGACGATACCGTGGTTGAAGGCGAATCTGACGCAGTGGTGGGTGACGGTGAACCCGCCGTTGCCGGTGATGATACGGTTGCAAGCGATGACGCCGCGCCAGATCAAACCGTCGCAGACGCGGATAACCCCGCGCCGATGGATGAAACGCCGCCAGCACCTGCCGCCGCTGATCAGTCTCAAATTATTGAAGAACTGCAAGCGCAGATTGAGCAATTAAAGCAGGCGCAACAGACGGCACAGGCACCCCAACCGCAACCCGAACCGGAAGCGCCAACCGAACAGAAACCCCTGTACACCGACGACGAACAGCAGCTATTGAAGCAGTACGCCGAGGACTGGGGCGATGTGCAGCGCGGCGAAGCACTGACGCGCCGGGCGGAATACCAGCAGTTGGTGCAGTACATCTTTGACCAGATTCACGGGGTTTACGGCCCGGCACTGGACTATGTGGAAGGGCGCAGTGGCCGCGACCAGTATGCCGATATTAAGGCGCGGGTTGATGATTACGATGACGTACGCGATAAAGCGATTGAATGGGCCGGGCAACAGCCCGAGTACTTGAAAGCAGCCTATCAGCAGGTGATTGATAACGGCACCGCTGAGGAAGTCGCGCATTTTATCAACCTCTATAAACAGGCAACGAATTATGGCAAAACAGCACCTGCGCCTGCTGCGTCAGTCGCACCTGCGCCAGCAGCGCCAACGCCAGATCCTAAGAAGGCCGCAGCCGCTGCCGCTCTCCGAGTGGTTAAAACAAAACGGTCTGAGGACCGGACAGAACCTGATGCCAACGACTTTAGCGCCGCTTTCAAAGAGTTCGCCGCAATGAAATGAAATATTTGCCAGCGTCAAGACTGAGGAACCTGACAATAAAAACAGACCGGTTTCTTAACTGGCTGCAAGATCGAGAGTGTTTTGATCCGGTCAAATACTTTGACGTGACGGCATTGGAAGATGTTGCTGTATTGGACGATTCTTTTAACGAAGAATCGCTCGATGCGATGGAAACGCGCTATGATTTCGGTCTGACATTGCCGCCAGCCTGCTGCGACAGCATCCACCTGCCCTTAGAGGTTGAAGGACTTTACTGGCTGGCCGATGACTACCGTTACATACTTTAGACAACTACTCGAAAAACGTGTTATATTTAGGTAGATAACTACTTTTATAACCGCTCTTGTGATAAGCCAAAACAAGCTGGCGTTTATGACATGGCGACAACTCTTTTGGAGAATGCAACATGCCATCTACAGTTTACGGGGATATTAGCCCACGGACTGCCGCCTATGCAGTGACTGAACTGCTCAAACGCGCGTTACCTTACTTAGTCATTGAACGCTTTGGTCAATCTTATCCACTGCCGAAGAAAAGCTCTAAAACCGCTAAATGGCGTCGTTATTTCTTAAGTGGTGCAACCGGTGCCGCCGGTGACGGCGATGCAACCGCTGCTTTTTACACACCGTTGGCAACGACACCGCTGGTTGAAGGGATTACTCCGACCGGCAAAAAACTCGCCAGTGTTGACTACACGGCAACGTTGCAGCAATACGGCGATTTCGTGACGATTACCGATGTGGTCATGGATACCCATGAAGATCCGGTATTGCAACAAGCAATGGAAGTCCTTGGTGAATCTGCTGCACAGACGATTGAAACCTTGCGTTTTAACGTACTGAAAGCCGGAACCAACGTGTTCTACAACAACGGTGGCGCACGCAACGCGGTAAATACCGCACCGACTTTAGCAGTACAACGCCAGATTACCACGTCGATGAACCGGCAGAATGCCAAGAAATTGACGCAAGTGCTATCCAGCACGCCAAGCTATGCCAAGCAGTCGGTTGAAGCGTCGTACATCGCACTGTGTCACCCGGATTCGGAAACCGACATTCGGACCTTGAGTGGTTACATCAATCCTAAAGATTACGGTTCGGCAACCCCGTTCGAGAATGAAATCGGTACGGTTGAACAGGTGCGCTATCTGACCTCGACCGTTTTTGCCCCATTTGCCGATGCAGGCGGTGCGAAAGGCTTGATGCGTTCCACCACCGGTACATCGGCTGACGTGTATCCGATTCTGGTGATCGCTCGCGACGCCTACGGTCTGGTGCCGCTGAAAGGCGAGAATAGCATTCACCCAATGGTCGTCAATCCAAAACCGGCACCCGGCGATCCGCTGGCACAGCGTGGTACGGTTGGCTGGAAAACATACAATGCAACGGTCATTCTGCAAGATGCCTTCTTGGTACGTTGGGAAGCCGCAGCAACTGCGTAAGATCAAACCTGGTGGGGGGTTTACCGGGCCGCTGGCTGGCCCGGTTTTTCAAAAATTTTAGGAGAAAGCAATGCCAATTGATACAGAAACCCGGACGAAAGCCGATGGTGTGGTACGCCGCGAACAGGTGTACGTAACGACCAGTGCTGCCACGGCGACAGCCCTGACATTTACTTTCGGCTTCGAGCCGAAACGGGTAGTCCTTCACAATCTGACCGACCGTATCTCTGACGAGTGGTTCAGCGGCATGGCCGCTGCCAGTTCGCTGCACAGTGTTGCGGTGGGTACACGCACACTGGAAACCACCAACGGCGTTACGGTGTCTGGTGGCGATGTCACGTTTACAGCGGTCACAATGGCGGCAAGTAAAGCGTTTGCATTACTGGTCGAAGGTTAAAGATGCGCCACGAATTCCGTATCAAGGTACTGGATAACGGCTACACGCTTTGTTATGAAGATCCGTCGATCCTACAGGCCAATCGGTCGTCGGATGGCATGTTCAAAGACCCTGATAAGGAATTCGTATTCGACGAGATAAAAGATGTATTCAGGCACATAGAGCCGATCATCAAGGCAGTCCGGGAAAAAGAGCAGACGGAGGAATTCTCCGCTGAATTTGAAAAACTAAACAAACCACCAAAAGGTAAAAAATGAGCGAACAACTCGAACTTAAATCAAACCTGCACGGCGGTGGCGATCCGAATCCGCTACCGGCGAAAAAACCCGCCAAGCGGTCCGCGCCGAAACAGGCAGAAGCCGTCAAGCGCCGCAAGATCCTGCTGGAAGATAACGAGCATATTCCGCCAACCGGCCAGTTTTTCTCGGTCAATGGCCGCGCGTACATTCTTGAAGCCGGTAAGCCGGTGGATGTGCCGGAAGAAATTGTCAGCGTGTTGAATGACGCGGTGCAAACATTTGCAATCACCAACAGCGCCGGTGAAGTGATTGGCTACCGTGACCGGCTGCGCTTTCCTTTCCGGTCACTCGACTAATGAACCTTGAAGATCAGTTGGATGAACTCAGGACGCATCTACTTCGCGATATTAGCGATCTGACACCGGGCGGTGTCGATGACCGCCTGTTTTCCGATGCCCGGCTGATCCGATTTATCAAGGACGCGGAATACCGTTTCGCCCGGCAGACCCTGCTGTTACGTGACTCGACCACGGTTGCGGCAACACAGGTGACACTGGCGACGGACACACAGAACTACGCACTGGATGCGTCGGTGCTGTCAGTGATTTCCGCCAAATACGATACCGAGGTCAACGACTTGGTACGCACCGGCCATGCCGTCGCCGCCGGAGTGACGACACCGGAATTTCTGACCTTTGACCCCACCATAAGTACTGATCTACCTAACGGTAAACCGCTGGCATTCTGGACCGATGAAACGGTCGTGTTCGGCGGCAACAACCGCGTCACATTGTCGGTCTATCCGAAACCCTCAGCCGATCAGAATGGCGATACTGTGTACTTGCGTGTCGCGCGACTGCCGATGACGACCTACTCGGAGTTCTCGCAGTCGCGCGAGTCTGAGATTCCGCTCGACTACCAGTTGGATGTACTGGAGTGGGCGGCGTACCGCGCCAAACGCGGCTTCGATGCCGATGAAGGCAGTCAGATCGACGTTGAAAGTCATAAACAGGCGTTTGACGAAGCCGTCAAAAACGCCATCAAAGAATTCAAGCGTAAGACATTCGCACCCGCGCAAATACGCTATGGCGGTAACGGCTTTTCTTGGAGCCGGTAATGCCAGAACAAACCATCCAGCAATTCGCCGGAATCAACAACAAGGCCAATCCTGAAAGCCTGCAAAGCGGGTGGATCTCACCTGTCAAGGAATCCTTGCCTGCTGAACTGACCGCAGGCAGCAATATTGACATTACCGACCGGCGCGAAATCCGCAGTCGTACCGGCACCACCTTGCAGGTGGCAGGATCACCGACATCCCTATGGTCGGACGGCGAAGTGGCGTTTTATGTGGATGGCGGCGTATTGAAGCGGTTATGGCCGGATATGACAACCACCAGTATTCGCAGTGGTGTCGGTGCCGATGTCGTATTCCAGCGCGTGGATGACCGCGTGTACTGGACGGACGGCACCTTGACCGGTGTTATCGACAACGGCCTGAACCGGTCGTGGGGGTTGAACCCGCCGTTGATTGCCGGACTGACAAGTAGTGGTTCAGGACTTCTACTGGCCGGACGTTATCAGGTGGTGCTGACCGCGATGCGTCCGAACGGTGTGGAATCCGGCACCAGTCTGCCGGACACGATTGATCTTGCCGATAATTCCTCGATTACCGTGACATGGTTGGACAGCGGCGATACTGAAATCAGTCACATCAATATCTATGTCAGCAACCGCGACGGCGAGGCGCTGTTTTTGGCCGGGACCGCACCGGTTGGTGACGAGTCGTTCACGCATTCAGGCGCACCGTTGTCGGTGCCGCTCAATCTGCAATGGTTGCAGAAACCACCCGCCGGGCAGTGGTTGACGTTCTACAAGGGACGCATCCTGATAGCCAGCGGCGAAGAAATTTACGTTACCTCGACACACAGTCTGGAGCATGTCGATCTGCGCGAGTACATCGCCTGCGACGGAAGCCGCATCAACATGCTGGCATCGCTGGAGTCAGTGGTATTTATTGGAACGGAAGAAGGGGTCAGTGTGCTACAGGGCGACGCACAAGGCTCTCTGAAGGCGACACGCGCCTCGATTGGTCGTGTCGTTCCGGGTACGGCAGTCATTGCGGACGGCTACGAGTTGTTCGGTCGCATCGAACTCGCCGGACAGAATGTCGTGGTGTTTGTGTCGGTGGAAGGGGTGTTGGCGGGTTTCGCTGACGGCACCCTCGTCAACCTGACCTCGGACAGCTACGACGTGACGGCCCGGCGTAAAGGCGCTGCCTTGTTTCGCGGCACGTCAGACGTGCATCAATACATTGTAGTTCAACAGCAATAGGAGTCTCAAATGACAGTCAGGTTCAGCAAGGGTTTTCGTAACCATGTCGCCCAACAAGGTTCGTACCGTTCCGCGTTAAACGGCGGCAAAATTCAGATTTATTCCGGCTCGCAGCCGTCCAGCGCGGACGATGCGCCGACAGGTACATTGCTCGTTACCATTACCGACGCAAGCGGTGCGCATACCAATGAAGTCAAGGCGACCGGCAGTGTCGAACTAACGGGTGGCGCGAGTGGTTCGGTTGATGCCATTACCGTTGACAGTGTTGCCATTCTACCAGCGGCAGTACCGTTTAATACCTCACTGGCACAGACCGCCAGCGATGTCGCGGATGCGATCAATAACGGCCAGTCGTTCCCGGAATATACGGCTTCAGCATCCGGCGCGGTGATTACCATCGCCGCTAAACTGGGTGTCGGCACCGGCGCAAACTCACTGGTTGTCGCCTCCACGGTCACGACGATTACCAAGACCGACACCAATATGTCGGGCGGTGTCAACAGCGTCAACGGCTTGGATTTCGGCCCGGTCGCGGCAGGGGTGTTGACCAAGGATGCCAGTCAGACATGGACAGGTGTTGCAGTTGCGACCGGTACGGCAGGTTGGTTTCGCTTTACCAGCGCGGTTGCCGACAGCGGGGCGGCGGATTCACTGGAAACAGAAGTGCGCATGGACGGCGCGGTCGGAACATCCGGCCAGCAGTTGAACATGTCCAGCACCTCGTTTGTCACATCCGCGACGCAAACCGTGTCGTCGTTCAGCATTACACTACCTGAAACCTAATCAGTAGATGGCAACCGGCACTGGTGACGTTACCGCATCCGCCCCGGCCCCGTTAGGTGCCGGGTATCCGGGACCGTTTGGCCCCGGTGAGGTCACTGCGCCTAGCAGTACGGCGTTAGCGTCAGGATTTACCGGTTGGGCAGGGTCGGCCAGTGTTACCGCGCCGACCGTTACCGTTACCACGACCACCAATCAGTCCGGCAAGGTCGGGGTTGCGAATATCATCCCGCCGGTGGTGCGGGTGCGCGGACAGGGGCTTCAGGACCATATCATTGTCCCGAGTGTCACGGTTTCGAGTACCGGCGCGATTGGCTTTCCCGGCACTGGCGATGTGGATACGCCGGATGTTACCGCCGTTGGCAGTGGTCTTAACGGGCCGATTGGCACGGGATCGGTGCTATTGCCCGGCGCGGACGTTCGTGCGGGTAGCCGTGATTACGCTGAGGTCGATGTTTCTGCACCGACAATTGGTGCAGTCGGACAAAATGGCCGACTTGGATTGGCGGCTGTTAATGGTGGGCGGGTGGTCGTATCGGCGACGCTGGAAAGTACCCCGCTGGCAGGCACACAAGCCGGGTCGATTACCGTAACGGCCCCGCTGGTCGATGGCAACGGCTCGCAAGCCGCCATCATATCCGGAGCCGTTACGGTGGCACCGACGATACAGGGTATTGGCGTTACCGGGCGGGTCGGCACTGGCAGTATTACCGTGCCCAGTACCACGATTATTGCCAGCCATGCCGGGAATAATACCGGGTCGGTGGCGATTACCGTACCGAGCGCCGTGGTCGATGCGGCAGGGGTGGCGGCGGTTGTCACTGCCGTATTTGAAGGACTGGCGGTGAATACCCGGCTGAACGCGGTAACCGAATACACCGGGCTTGAAATTAACAGTATGACCAAGTTTGCCGGGCTGGACCTTGCTGCGACGGATGCCGGTATCGTGGCGTTGACCGGCATAACCGATTCAGGCACCGCGATTGCAACCCGTGTGCGATCCGGGCTGACCGATATTAACAGCACCCGTGTCAAGAAGATTCCGCTGGCGTATGTGGTGATTGACGCGAGTAGCGACATTACGATGTCGATGGCGGCGGACAACAAGACCGAGCGGTCGTACACGGTGCAGCGCAAGCTGACCGGACTGCATGGCGCGAAAGTGAAGTTAGGCTTAGGGGTCGTTGGACGGCATTGGCAGTGGGGCTTTAATTCGACCGGCGGGTCAGTGGCGATCCGGGCGATTACCTTTGATGTAGAGGATACCAAACGGCGGATTACGTGATGGATGATGAATTTGACGATCTTGGCCCCCATCCAGACGATGACGGCTTTGATACCGAGCAAATCATCAATGCCGACGATCTGGTTAATTTCGCCTCCAATGATGATTTCGACGAAGGGTTGCGCGAACTGTTCCGTATTGCGCCGCCGGAAGTTACCAATCAGCCGCTTGATCCGGTCCTCGGCAAGCTGGCATTAAATGGGCTAAGCGATAAAGAGCTGCGCAATCGCAAAATTGCGATGCGTCAGATGGCGGATCTGAAGCTGCAAAGCGGGGTTAATGTCATTCAGGCGCAAGGCGAAAACCCACCGTATGTGGTGCGGGTGAGACAGCTTGAAGATGGCACCGTGGTTAAGACACAATCCCTTGGGGCGCTGTCGCGTACCATTATTGACACTCCGACACCGGACAATCCCCAGTTACCGGATATCCCGGAACAAGATCTCACCGAGCCGGAACGCGGTTTCATGCCGTTTTTGTGGGTGGGCATTCATCACCGATCCGGCGGTGATATGCGGTATCCAGATTTTGCCGGGTGGGGCAGTGAGCGCGGTAACCGTTTTGTCTATCCGCATCTGGTGGTGTACGAACCCATCAACCCGGACAGCAATGACAATGCGACGCATAACGTCATTTCCAACCGTGCCATGTTTACCGATCAGGCAGTGTTGCCGCACCTATTCGGCAGTCATACAGAAGCAGTTGAAAACCGTGAAGATCTGGCTCAGGAGGGGCCGACGGAACTGTACCCGGACGGGCGTTGTGTTGCGGAGTCTGCGGATACGGAAGTCAGTGATGCGTCAAAACTGGAAGTATGGGTGAATCCGGCGATTACCGGTGATGATGGCGATGAATTCAATTACATCGCGACGGATTACGGTGAGAATGCACAGGATCATGAAGAAGAATATTGGGATGTCATTATCCGCAGCCGCCGCACCAATGACGATACACCGGTAACGGATCGGTCCGGGGCCGGTTGTGTGACACCGAGATCTGGTCGCTACGCGATCAAGGTGATGATGGGCGGTGAATGGTTTATCGATCAGTACAACATTCACAATACAGAATTTGATCTGCATGTGCAGATCGGCATGGGGCCGTACAAGCTGATTGATAAATATGAAGTCACGATTGAAGCCTATACCGGATATTTGTCGTCAATCCTGCCCGGCGGCTGGTTTCCCCGGCTTCGTAGCTCGGCGGCATGGTATCAGGAGTGGGCGGACGAAGATTGGAATACACCGGGCGTGTTGCAATCATTTCTGACCGGCAGTCAGAAAGATGAAACTGCATCAAAGGTGCCGGATCGTGGCACCAATGGTCATGGACCGTGGTGGTGGAGCGGCGGTGTTTTCGCGTATATGCCCCCACCGCAGCCGCCGCACACACCTGAGCGGTTGTTTGTCGCACCGATTCTGGAAGAGGAAATTGCAGAGCAGGATGAACCTTGGCGACCGGATGTCGAACCGAACGCCGTACAGTTCCCGGCGGATTCTATTTATCATCCGCGCATTGATCTATCCCCGGCAGCCGCTTTAATCAGTGACGGCTTTGCCCGCAACGTCATTAATACCACACTGGCACAGATGGCATTCGGCGGTGATCAGGTAAAAGCAAAACTATTGGAAAATGCGCCGGAAGGTTGTGCCAGCGCCTCGCTGCCCAGCACCTTGTCGATGATCGGCGTATTTAACGGCGATCCAGATTTCAATCAGGTCTTTGGCCGGTTGACATCACCGCCGGGAGTTTACACACCGATGCGCGGCGGCACCAGTCGAATTACGATTGCGCAGGGTGAATCGCCCGGTAACGGGATTGATTTCTGGCAAGAAAATAGCTGCTTTGGTGCTGTCAAGGATGTCAGGATTACGGTTGATATTGATGATATCTCGCCGGGCATACAGGAGTTGATCGACGCTGAGTTGCACCCGCTCTCAAACCCGTTCGTTTTGTACACCAGTAGCACTTTTCAAGCAACGGCGCGAAATGGCGACGATTACGGTGACGGTCAGATTAGCACCATCTGGTCCAATACCAGCACATCGCAGGGATCGACGGAAAGTGCGTGGTCAGCGGCAGGGGGTTTCGGCGGTTACTTCTCAGCAGATTTTTCACTTAACACGTACACACGTGTAATGGAGGTGTACTAATGGCATGCTTAGGCTCTGATGTACTGGTGACTGCCGTAGCGGACGCGGTTGCCGCCGCTGGCAGTTTTGAATTCTCAACATTTACCGGCAATGTGACGACGCAACCGATAGCCAGCCTGAACATCCCGGATGCGCCGGAGTTCGATTCGCAGCCGCCGTTACTGGCGACGATTACGTTTCCGAATCCGTTGGCCGGGCCGGTGCCGGAAGCGCCGGATCTGACGGTGGTGGAAAACCCGGCAGCGCCGACCATCACCTTGCCGGATGTACCGACACTGTTGAGTCTGGACATCCCGGATGAACCGGTAGTGAATCTGCCGGTGTTTAACGAGGTATTCCGTTCCGCACCGTTAATCCCGGAGAGCGAATCATTTGTCTGGAGTGATCAGGCGTACAGCAGTCAGTTACTGACCAATCTGGCGTTGAAGCAGTCGCAGTTTATTTTGGGACTGGCAACCGCGCTGCCGCCGGATGTTGAAGCCCTGATCGCGGACAAGGCGCGGGATGTCCCGGCCAAGGTGGATCAGGATGTCGTGGCGAAAACCTTTGAAGCGCATGGTGGCCGGGGGCATATCCTGCCGGGCGGCGCGGCCTTGCGGCAAATCGCCGACCAGTTTGAAGCCGGTGTCGATCAGGCGTCGGAAGAATCGCGCAAGCTGATGATCGAGCAGGTACGGCTGGAGCAGCAAAACATGTTGCTTGGCATGGTATCCGGGATTCAGGAGCAAGCCTTGGTGTTCGAGGACCATAACCGCATGCAGCAGCGCATACTGGATGCGGCGAAAATCGCGGTGAACAGCAAGATTGAACTGTTTAATGCACACTTGGGACTGGCGCGGGTCGATGTGCAGGTATTCTCCACCTTGGCCGATGTGTTCCGCACCAATCTGAAAGCACAACTGGCGAAGCTGGAGGTATTCAAGGCGCAACTGGAGGCGCGGCAACTGATTGCGGAATTGGATCAGGCGGCGGTGGATCTGTATGTGGCGCAGGTGGAAGGCGTTAAAGCGCAGGTCAACATTTACAAGAGCAATGTCGAGGCGGCGAAGATCAAGGTGCAGACCGATCTGAATAACGCGGAGAAATACCGATCTCAAGTAGATGGAGCCAAGTACTCATTGCTGGCTGAGAAGTCTAAAGTCGATGGCTTCGTGGAACAGATTAAGGCGGAAACGCAACGGTTCACCTCGTTCGCCGCGCAAGCCGAGGCGCACCGGGACAAGGCGGAAGTATATAAAACACTGGTGGATGCACAGGTTGCGGCGCAACTGGCGGAATTTAACGCGAACCAGAAGGCACCGCTGGAAGTATATAAACAACAGAATAATGCATTTAAGGCCCAAGTCGATGCCGAAAGGAGTAGAATTGAGGCCGTAGGCGGTATTCAGGGCGAATTAGCGAAGTTGTACAAGGCGAGTGTTTCGTCAGTGATAAAAACGGAGTCTGCCCGGATGGATAGCGAAGGTGCGAACATGAAGTCGGCATTGGCCGGTCAGCGTGTCAGTGATGCGCGGATCGACGCCAACGACCGTATTGAAGTGGCTAACGACGCACTGGATGCGACCATTGTACGTGCCGAACTGCAAGCGCAGGCAATGGCGGAAGCCGCGACGATTTCGGTGGAAACCTTCAATCAGTCGCGCAATATTTCAAGAAGTACCTCCCGAACAACGTCCGAGTCGTTCAATGATTCCGACACCAAGTCCTGTGTCAGCATTAGTTCGTCGGCAGAATCGTCCTCGAACAATGTCATCAACTCGCAATCGCTGGAAGGGATCGCCATCGACACGTCCGGTCGCGGACCACATTTGGGGAACTGCCGATGACTTGCAATGCGCAAATAACACCTGCAAATATTACATTACCGGATATTGCTGACAGTATTCAATGTCTGACGCCAACCTTTCCGGTCGCACCGACCCGCCCGGAACTGGGCGACGTGACGCCATTGAGTATTGGCACGGTGCCGGACTTCAATGTTACCCGCCCGATGCTGTCCAGTATCACCATCCCGGATATTGTCCGGCCATCATTACCAGCAGAGCCGGGCTTATCGGTGATCGAAATTCCGGTCGCCCCGGACTTCACGCTGCCGCCGGTGCCGACGATCCGGTCACTGGATCTGCCGACTGCGCCGACGTTGAATCTGCCGTCGTTTGACGCGACAGCGCCGACGCTGCCGGATGCCCCGGATGCGACGTTTGACTGGGTGAACGCGGATCTGACCACGCAACTGAGTCAGGACATTGAAACCCGGCTGCTGGAGTTTGTCGAGAATGATTCGACGGGTGTGGTGATCGACGTGCAGGACGCGATCTGGAACCGCGCCCGGAGCCGTCAGGATGAACTGTATAACAGCATGGTCAGCCGGGTCACGCAGGTGGTGAAATCGCGCGGTCTGAAGGTGCCGCAGGCGGTCGTAATCGACTTCGCACAACGCGCCCTGCATGCACGGATGATGAAAGAACAGTCGCTCGACCGGGAAGTCAAGATCGAAATCGCGCGGCTGAAGCAGGAAAACTTCCGCGCGGCGGTAGATGCGATTCTGAAGTTTGAATCCATGCGCATCGACAATCATGCCAAGTATCAGCAGCGCGAACTGGAAGGCCGTGCCGCAGCGGTAGAGCTGGCGGTGAAACTGTTTAACGCGGAAGTCAGCCTGTATGAAGTGGACGCACAGGTGTTCCGGGTCCGTGCCGAGATTTTCATGGTGCAACTGGAAGCGGAACTGGCGAAGCTGGAGGTTTACCGCGCCGAACTGGAAGCCTTGCAGGTGGTAGCGAAACTGAACGAGAGTCAGGTTAAGGTGTACTTGGGACGGCTGGAAGGCATTAACGCGCAGGTCGAAGTGTTCCGCGCACAGGTGGAAGCCGCGAAAGCGCAGGCCGAAGTCAACACTGCACGGCTGGATGTGTTTAAAGGGCGGCTGGAAGCATACAAGGCAACCGTCGAAGCCGACGATATTGCACAGCAGGCGTACGGGGCGCAGGTCGCCGCTGAAGGGCTGAAAGTGGATGCCTATGTTGCTGAAGCGCAGGCGTACCGGGCGCAGGGGGATGCGTACGGGGCGGTCGTCCGCGCACAGATCGCGCAACTGGAAGCGGATGTCAATGTGAATGCGTTGTTCCCGGCGGAAGTACTGGCGGCAGAGGTGGATGCGTTTGTGTCGGTCATTGCGGCGGAGGCCGCGCAGATAGCGGCAGATACGGCGGCGATTGCCGCGCATGTCGATGTTGAGAGTGTGCGCCTTGATGCGCTCGGCGATATTGCCGGGCTTGCCGCCAAGGGTGAAATGATCAGCGCCGATGTTGATCTGTTGTGTTCCAGCATTACCGCGCAGTCCATCTTGGCCCGTGCCCGTACGATTGTCGCCGCGTCAAATATTCAACAGGCCAACGAACGGCAGAAAGGGCAGATTGACGGACAGTTGGCGGCTGCGGAAATCAGCAAGCATTCGATCAGCAACAATAACAGCACGTCCGAATCGACGTCGAATTCGACCGCGTTCAACACCTCGCATAACACCACGCATCTGAAAGAAGCACGCAGTATCGAGGCGTGGTCGAATTCCTTTACCAACACCTTAGTAGTGAGTTTATAACATGGCTTTAGGCATACCCGTCGCACAACAGGTCAGAGACAGTCAACGAAGGCTGCGCCGCAATCTTCGCGCAGGGGTCGTCACTGATGTAATTAACGCGCAGCAGAGTCTGAAAACCCGCCTCGGACTGGTCGATCAACCGACCGACGAGGTGCGTGTCGCGCTCGATCCGGCAACCGGCAGACCGTTTCGTCGTTCACGCCGTGGTGCGGTGCGCAATTCAACGCTGCTGGATACCAATCTGAATGAGGATGAAACCGTATGACTGACGAACGAACAGAACTGCAAAAGCGCATGGATGAAAATCTGCTGCCACTCGGTCAACGACTCACGAAACCTTTGTCTGAAGCGTACAACCCGGACAACCTTGTCGCTAACGCAGCGAGAAAAGTTGCGACGACAACCACCGGGCAGCTTGGTGAAGCGATTGGTCAAGGAATTCGTCGATTCCCGCAGGATACACTGAATCTGGTTGAGGGGTTTAATCAGATTACCGGCATTAATGCCTTGAAAGATGTCAGTAAAGGCGTTGTTCGGGGTGTGTTCGGTACAGAAAATGTTGTACCGGCAGTGCAAGCATCACAGGTAACCAAAGATCAGCAGGTGCAGGCGCAGGAACTTTTCCGCCGCCATAAGGACCGGCTGGATGCGGCTGACGCGGCGAGTGCGGTTGATCAGCGATCTGGTATCAAAAAAGGTGCCGCCGGTCAGGGTAATGCCGCACAACCACGCGGTGCAGCAACCGGGCAACCGGCACAGCCGAACCGTCTTGCCGCCGTGCTGAAGGATATACAGGATGGTAAAGGGGTGGAAGTGATCCGGGGCATGAACCGCAGCTTCAAGCTGTTTGACCGGGCAGGGCCGGGGCAGGATGGCGAATTTACCATTGAATCCCTGCAACCGGGCGTACTGGAAGGACTGGAGCGGGTACAACGGGCAGGCGGTGTTGAAGCACTGGCGCAGGACATCAAGGCGCAAGGATTGCGGGATGCGGCGCGGATCTCGGCAACGGGTGGAAAGCAATCCATTGGTGAACAGTTAATCAATCATTATACCGGGGTGGAAGGGCTGTCATTGCCGGAAGCAATACAAAAAGCACAGGCAGTCACAAATCCGCCGACGCTGCAAGAGCAGATCATTGCGGATGTTATCCGACGTGTTCAAGCAGGCCAAGGGACGCCGGAAGATCAGGATGTGTTACGTGCCTTTACTGCCGGGTTGCAGCCTAACCAGTTACTACAGTTTCAGCGATTACAGAATCAAGGTCAATAAAACATGGCGATTGATACCAGTCAGTTCTTTGCTCCGTTACCGGAATTTCAACCACGCCGCCGCGATAACGGCATCACGTTATCGGATGTCGGCAAGTCAGCCCTGTCCGGCGCACAGGAACTGGTCGGCTCACTGGGTGCAATCCCCGAGGCGATTGGTGCCGCCAGCGGCAGCAGACCGCTGGAACGGATTGGACAGGAATTCCGCCAGAAGCACCAGCAGGCAGTTCAAGAACGGACAGCCTCGCTATCTCCGGCAGGTCAACAGGCGTTTGATTCGGGCATCGGCGATGTTGGCGTGTTCGGATTTGGCGGGGATGTCCCATTGTCGCGGTTTCTCGCGATCCAAGGCGCAAGGGCGCTGCCCAGTACCGCAGCCGCCGGTGTCGGCGGTTTAGGCATTCGTGCAGCCACGCGCGGGGCGATTGGACTGGGTGCAGGCTCGGTTGCAACCGAAGCCGGGCTGTCTGCGGCAGGCGGTGCATCGAATCAGGCGTCCAGTATCGAGAACCGTTCGACCGCGAACCTGTTGCAGACCTCGCAGGCATTCCGCGATGCGTACGCGAAGTATGACGGTTTGCCGGACAATGAACGCGATGCACAGGCCCGTAGTGAACTGAAAGGTCAAGCCATGCTGACCGGTGCGACTGGTAACGCCTTGGCGACGTTGGGCGGCTCAGCCCTTGCCGGTCGGCTGTTGAAAGGATCGGCGGGGGGTGTGTTTGACGAATCGGTCACCGCGTCAACCGGGCTGTTGAAGGCCGGTACGAAAGGGGCCGGGCGCGAAGCGGTGCAGGAATTTTCACAATCGGCGCTGGAGTCCATCGCACAGGATCTGACCACTGGCACCTTTGTCGATCCGTCGGCTGCGAAGCTGGACAACCTGCTGGTCAATGCGCTTGAATCCGCCGTAGAAGGTGCGGTGATCGGTGCTGCTGTGGGTGGCACGATTGGCGGTGTGACCGGGCAGGTGAATGCCACCCGCGAAGCGCGGATGGAGAAAGCTGAGCAGCGGCGCAATGAACTGGCGGCGGCTGAACGGGAAAAAGCGGCGGAAACATCGGAACCGGCAGTGCCGCAACCGGCTAAAGCGCCTACCGATGTGGATGACAAGAAAGTCGCGCGGATTGTTGAAGGGGTTAATACCTATGGCCGTACTGACGATGACGGTAACCTGATTGAAACCTTGCCGCCGTCGGTGATCGGGTCGGCCAATCGCGCCACGTTGCAGGCAGCGGCACGTCAGGTCGGCTTGGATGTCGAGGGTGTATCGGATGCGGATCTGATCTTTGGCTTGCGCCGCAAGGCCGGGGATACCTCAGTATTACGCGCGGCGGAAGAAGCCCGACTTGAGCAGGTACGGACAGCCGTGCAGGATGCCAACAAGAACCGCGTGGATGCCTTGATTCAGAATGCAGTAACGGTCGAAGATGATGTGTTGCAGCCGTCCAAGCAGGCACTGGCCCGGATCAAAAAGAATCTCAATGCGGCGACCGACGAAGAACGGATCAGCGGCTTAAATGCGACCATCGAGCAATTTGCCAAGAACCGCAATAACCCGGATAACGCGGACGTTGCACGGCGGGTACTGGCGCAGTTGACCGGCGAAGCACAACCCATAAGCCGGGAGGACCGGCAGATTGCCGAGGCACTGGCCGCAAGTGCAAGTATTCAGGAGCCGACGGGTGAGTTGACGCGGGAGGCGTTGGCCGCGCGGGGTGACTTCCTGCCGGATCTGGACCTGACTGAGGTGGCACCACTGCTGCCGGACAGTGAGATTGCGCTGAACCGTGAGGAAAAAGCCCCGTTGCCGAAACTGGAAGGGGTGCCAAAAGCACCACGAATACCGGCCAGTCGTGAAACACCGCTGCCGACGGTTGAAGTTGACGCAACGGTCGAAGCAGAGCCGTTAGCCGCGCAGGGCATACCACAAACACAGGTTGAAGAACGAGCGCCTCAAGCACCCGAAAATTCGGGGTTGATCGAGGATGAAGTCATCCCGAACTTTGAGATTAACGGCAAGACGGTTCCGGCAAGCGTGACCGACATGAAGGCAGATCGCTCGCTGAAGAAGGCGGCGCTGTTTAAGTATGGCCGTGATAACGGCATTGATGTCAAAGCCAAGGATACCCGTGACACGCTGATTGAAAAACTGGTCGCATCGACCGAACCACCCGTGGAAGGTGATACCGGGCCGATTGACTTTAGCACCAATGAAGATTCGGCCCCGACGCAAGGCGAGGCAATTGCCGAGGCGGTGGCGCAATCGGATACGGATGATAAGGCACCGCCTGTCACCGGGCAAACTGAGGCAAACTTGGGCGTTGAGAATGTCAATGAAATCAACGACAAGCAAACCGAGGCAAACTTGGGCACTGGGGCATTGCCCGAACGCCTGACGAATGCCGCTGACCGAGATGCCGCTCGAACCTTGCTGGCCGGTGAAGTCAAGACCAAGCAGGATCATGTCAAGCTGGCGAAGGCGTTGGACATCCATGTAACCAGTCGGGATACCAAGCAGCAAATTGCCGATAAGATTATTGAAGTGACGGTCGGAGCGCGGCTGAAAACCGAGGCGATCCGGGGGGATACGCTCAGGCGTGAGCCGAAGTCACAGCAGCAAGCCGGGCAGGAGTCAACGTCGGCACCGCGTAATTTTCTGGAAGGATTAACCCCTGCCGATCTGTATACCGATAGCCGTTTATTGCCGAATCCAAATCAGGCTTCGGAAGAAAACACGGAAACGGCGGAAAACACCGGGGTTCAACCGGGAACGTCCCTGCTCGTCATTGAGCAGGCAAAACGGCAGATCACCCCGCCAACACTGGTCAATCT